ATTTGTTTTACTATTTTAATGTTTATTTCTGCCATTGTTCAACTCTACGTTATGTATTTCATAATTAAATTTTTCTTCACTGTAAATATTTATTCTTTCTCTAAAGTGTGCTAAAGTGTAATTCTCTTTTTCGTTATAAGTTAAATCATCTGAAATATCATATAAAGTAGCACTAGAATTATTATCTTTTAACCGAAGACCACGACCAATAGACTGAAGATTACGGATACGACTTTTTGAAGGACTAGCAAATATGATATTATGAAGATTCCTAATGTTAATACCAGTAGAAAAAGTGCCATATGACGCCACAATAATAGCGTTATCGGACTTTTCTGTAATCGCCCTAATAGCTTCTCTTTCATCTGCCTCTACTCCTCCGTGAACAAAAAACACTTTTCTATTCTGTGCTTTTTCTTCAATTAAATCTTTAAGAATCTCACCGTGTTTTTCCACGTATTGAAATAAACATAAAGAATTGCCTTGTAAAGACAAACAAAGATTTCTTATATATTTATTACGGCTAGTATTAGAAACAAGATAGTCCATTTCTTCCTGATAACTTTTATCTTTTAAAAAATGTCTGGCGTTTTTATCGTGTTGTAATATTAAACACATAATTTTTAATTCTGCTAATTGTTTCTTTTCTTGTAATTCACTTGTAGATACGACTTTATTAACAGTACCAAATAAACCCTCTAATACAAGTTTATGTGTTTTAGTACCATCTAAAGTACCTGTAAGTCCTATTCTGTATTTACAAGTCTCCAATTTAGTCATTATTTTGGATAGACTAACTGCCTTAAATAAGTGTGCTTCGTCACCTACGACCATACCAAACTGTTTAAACCACTTTTTTGGCAGGTTGTAGATAGATTGCCAAGTAGATATAATAACTCTTTTATTTGTGTCTTTATCGTGTCCTTGATATATCTTATGTACGTTTCGTTCACTATTATATCCATAGTCTTTAAAGTCTTTAAATAATTGTTCAACTAAAGAGGTTGTTGGAACAATAATCAGTATCTTATCTTGTTTACTATCTTTTAGTCGTAATAGATTAAAGATTAACATTAAATAAATTATTAATGATTTACCAGAGGCAGTTGGCGATACTAACAAACTACGTGATTTTTGAATTGAATGTTTAAATGCTTCTTTTTGGTAATCTCTTATTTCAAGTGGTACTTTTAATGCTTTAATAAAGTCATCTATCTTTTTATCAGATACTTCTACATCTTTTATTTTTGTACCGTCAACAACTTGTACATTATTTTCTTTACACCAATTTAAGATATAAGGATATAATCCTGTGTAAATTTGACCTGTCGCATATGAAAATAATCTAATTTTTCCGTCCCAAACTCTATTACGATATTGTGGCATAAACTTAAAACCTGGTACTTCAAACGTAAAGTATTCACCAAGTTCTCGTCTAATATCGGCGTCTGCCTCTATCTTTAAATAGACTTCATTTTTTTTATCTATGATTAAATATCTTGTAGTAGTCATTATACAAAAGGTTTACCAACAACCCAACCGACTAATACTTTTCTTGTGCCAGATGTAACAGGATGTACTTTGTGCCATATGTGTGAAGGAAATACAATAATAGTTCCTTGTTTAAAAGTTTCTTTAAATTTAAAATACTTATGTTTTTGATAACGAGGGTGAGGAACACAAATTTCAAAATTTCCACCTTTGTAATTATTGTTTTCAGTTTCATCATCATTTAAACAAATAGTAAAACTTAATTTTCTAACTAAACCATTTTTATATGCTTTTGCGTGTGTATCTATATGCCAATCATAATGATCTCTTATATTATAAATGGTATATTGTAATGGTTCAAACTCTCTTAATAAAAAATTCCAACCTGTTTTTTCGTTTGCCTCATTGACTACAGGTGTAACTTCTTTTAGTAGTTCATCATCACTTAAAAAACTAATATGTGATTTACGATTAACTTGATTGCCGTCTTGTATTTTTGCTAGTTCTAATTTTCTTTGATAACCTATCTTCATTATCTTTTCACAAAAAGATTTTGAAAAGGCATTTTCTTTAATGTAATGAGTAGATTCTAAAAACATTAAATAGCTCCACTAGTAAACTTTCTCCAGTCTATGGCGTTCTTAATAGTGAAACCTCTATTGGCAATTTGTCTAATAGTTCTATCTAAAAAATCTACTGTTGTAGAAAGATAATCAACTTTTTGTTTTTGTTTTTGTAAATCAATATCTGAATCTAAATATTTGTCTATATCTGTTCTTAATATTTTTAAGTCAAATGGTTTTTCAGCATATACTGAAGCGTCAGCCTTTCCTGTATAATATTCCCACTTTTCTCGTTTTAAAACATTATATTCAGTTTCAGCACGACTTAACATTAACTTATACTTTGTTAAGTGTTTCATATATTGGTTGTGTAATTGAGGTGTCTTTAATGATTCTAAATCAAGTTCAGTATCATTTATTTTCAGGTCTTTATCAACCTGTTCTTGTAATTGTTCTAAATCCATAATATCTCCATAATATATATTATATCACAAAAACTCTAAAAAGTAAAGTTTTTATGAGGTTGTTACACTAGTTGTTGATGAACCTACCGTAGCAAATTCATAAATTTTATATTCAAAATCCACACTTGCTGTTAGATAATTTACATCACCAGCTTGTTGTGTAAAACTTAAACTTGATAATGATACAGGAAATACATCACTGAATCTTACTTCTAATTGTGGATTGTTTTTACTTGTTAATGTTATTAATGTTGCGTCTGATAATATTCCACCAGGATTAGCAGCACCATATTTTACCTTACCTATTTCACTACTAAACGCTTGACTTGAACCTGGAAATCTATCTTCACCTGCGGCAGCTAAATCTCTAAATTGACTATTATCTTTTGGAAATCCTAATCCTACTAACCAGCCGTGTATCTCTTGGTAGTTTTCATAGTTTTCATCTACAATAAAAGTCATTCTTAAACTATCATATGTTAATCCGTCACCAGGAATTGGTATTTGTTTTAATGATGTAGGTTGTGTTACTGTATTTAATCTTATACCAGGCAGATTAATTTCTGTACAAAAGTATTCTACTTTAGGTAATTTAAATATATTAAATTTAAACTGCGTTGGAGACGCATAATCTAACTTTGTAGGCTGTCTATTGTAACTATTAGTGGTTGTCATAATACTATTTATATGTTATCTAGGAAGTGTTCCTGACTCGCCTAACTTCTCCAAAGCCTTAATAACTGTGTTAATATTACCCTCTCCTTTTTTACAAGGTTTTTCTTCAGTAGATACTTGATATTCTTCACATACAGGTAAATCTGCTTTTACTTCTTCTTCACAGGCATTTGCCCAAGTAAAAACAACTAGCATTATTAATACTATGATGAATATGTACAGATATTGAATTAAAACTTTTTTCATTCTTTTTATTTATCCCATAAAAAAAGGGCGACTTTTGAGGGTCGCCCTTTTAAATATACTGTTGTTAAACAGATTACATTAAGTTAGTTACTTGTACTCGTCTGTAGTATCTGTTTGAGTTAGCAGCACCAGCACCGTTGATGATAGCAGTGTCAGAAACACCAGCTTCAGCAAATGGGTTAGCTTGTAAACCATATCTAGTTTTAAACCCAATTTTCGGTTGGAAAGTGTCTTGTCCAACAGCTCTTACCATTTGTAGTGGAACGTAAGGACAATAGAATAAACCACTGTCATAAGGTGAAGTACCTTTGTAACCTACTACAAAGTATTGCTTAGCAGCTTGGTTAGCAGCATATGGATCAATGTACACTTTGTATCTGCCGTTTAATACACCAGCAAAAGTATTGCCTGTGTCGTCAACGTTTAGATTGTTGTTTAATGCTGGAGTGTAATCTAGCACACCTGCCATTTGTAAAGCAGAAGCAACATCTGAAGAACAGATAATGATGTTACCTTTTCCTCTTCTTGTTCTTTGTGCGATAGTATTAGCTTCTCTCTCAACTTGGAACATTAGTCCTTTGAATCTCTCAACTGACCATCTTCCGTTTGAGTCTGTATCTAAATCAAAGATACCAGCTGTAGTTGTGTTGATAGCAACACCAGCAGCTGTAGCAGCACCTTTTTCAGCATTGATGTAAATAGTTCTTACTACTTCTCTATTGATCTCCGCAAGGATTTCAGCAGATAAGATGTTAGCAAGTTCTGTTTCAGCATCTAAACCGTGGATAGCTTTTAAGTCTTGTGCTAATTCCATAGTGTATTCAGCCTTTAACGCTCTACTTCTTGCTGTAACAGTTGATTTCTCAATTGAGAAAGCCATTTCAGCAAAAGCGTTGTTAGATGAATCACCTAAAGCTTCAGCATAAGCAGTTGTCATACCTTGACCTCTAGTGTATTCACCAGCAGGTGAGTCGTTTAGAATAGCTGGGTTTGACCCTCTTTGTTCTGTTACGCCTGTTCCTGCAGTTGAGTCACCAGCAGCATTTCTACTAGAGAAATCTGAATCTGCTTCGTCAAATAACGCCTCAGTTCCAGATTGAGAAGTGTATTTACTTCTCATAGCAAAAATAAGACCTGTTGGTCCAGTCATAGGTTGTACGCCACAAATATCGTATGCGATAAGATTTGGCATTGCTCTTCTTACTAACGAGATTAAAATTGGGTCCCAATTTGCCATTGGGTTAGCACCAGCATTAGTTGCGTTAGCAGGAGCAGCTTCGTTTAAGAAAGCATTATCTTCTCTTAGCGCTCTCTCTTGGTTTTCAAGGATAACGCTTGTAACGGCACGTCTGTAAGAATCCGTGATTTTTGGTAAATCAGGATGCTCTAGGACTGGCTGCCATTTTTTTTCTACTTGTTCAGATAAAAACATTTTAGTTTTCTCCCTCTATATTATTTTTTAGATATTTTCATATCTTTTGTTTTAGTAATAGCGGCGGTATAAGCAGCCATAGCATTCGATAGGTCAACTTGTTCAGTTAAGCCATCGCCTGCCGCTACATCATCTATATCACTTTTTACTTCTTCTTTAGATCCAAAATATGATTCTTTTATAGTTTCAACTTTGTTTCTAAAGTCTTTTTCACTAGAATACTCAACAGACTCTACAAGTCCATCAAATTTTTCTTTCGCTGTATCAGCTAAATCTTTTGACAATTCATCAATGATGTCTTGTCTTTTCAATGAGCTGTTTAACGAATTTAATTCAACGTTCTTTTCGATTTGTTCGTTAAGTTTTTTTTCTAATGATTCGATTTTTGAAGCTTGATCTTCCAAGATGTTGTATTTTTCATCTGGAACATCAATGTAGTGATCTTCAAATAGTTTTTTAAGACCACTGATAAAGTCTTCAGCGATCTCGCCTTTGATACCTCTTTCGATAGCAATTGCGTTTTCTTTCATCCATTCTTCAACTACATAGTTCAAGTATGAATCAACTTTTTCAACGATTTCGCTTTTGAAAGATTCGGTATTTTCTTCTAATTTCTGAGCGTATTCTTCCTCAAGTTTAGCTGTTTCAGCTTTCACTTTAGAATTAATAGCAGCCTCAAAAATAGTAGCAGCTTTTTGTTTAAATTCTTCCGATAAATCAGAATCACCAACTAAAGCATCAACATCAGCTTTGACATCATAAGAATCTTCTTTTACTTCTTTTTTCTTATCTTCTTTGTCGTGCATCATTTCTGCTTTTGTTTCTTTTTCTTCTTTACCCGATTTTTCAGTTTCTTCTTTAGCAGTCTTCAAGTGAGATGGCTCGGCAGCCACTTGACTTGATTGAGATACTTTGTCAGAAACTTGACTAACTTTTTTAGTTGCGTCAGGATTGCTGTCAGTTGGTTTAACAACTGCTTGACCTAAATCTTCAGCATCATTTTTCAGATGAGAAGTTTCTGCCGCTACAGCATTCTTTTTCGGTGCGTCAGCTTGTGGGTTAGCACTCGCTTCGTTCACTTCTTTTTCTAACGCCTCTACTTGTTTTTCTGTTTCGGCCATTGAGAAATCTCCTTATTAAAATAACTAGTTATTTTTCTCTTTATTACTAGATATTTATAAAATTAAAGTTTTTTAAGAAAAGAATCAAAGATTTTTAACTTTTGTTCTTCTAATGATCTTTTCTTTGTCTTAATAAGTTCTAGTTTCCAAGCTTCTATCTCTTTTTCAACTAAAACTCCATTATCCCATACCCACTCTTTGTTTTCCATAATGCCTTCAACGAAAGCGTCTGGAGCTGAAGGGTCTGCGACTATGTCAGCAGCAGTTGCCAAATAAAAGTCTTTACCGACATAATTGACACCACCTTTTTGTTCTAATGAACCCATACCACGAGATGATACTCCTAATTGAGCACCCTCGTCAATAAGACCTTTTACAATCTTACCATACGGTGTATTCATTATCTTCGCTTCACCAATAAAGTTGTTTCCATCTGGATAGAGTTTTTTAATCATATGTGAAACTCTTTCCAAATTAACTGTTGGTCCGTCAGGATGACCTAACTCACCAAAAGCTCTATTTTTATTGATAAATTCTGCGTTATATCTTTTTACTTCTTTTTCAAGTACGTCTTTTGAATAGACTCTTCCATTTCTATTTTTTATTTCAGATTGTAAAAAGATACCTCTAATTTTATATTCTTTCTTACCGTCTTTTTCTTCGATAAGATATTCTGCGTTAGAAATTTCTTCTGATATTAGCTTCATAAATTCTCTCTCTTGTATAGACTATTTATAAGTTTTTTTATCTAAACTCGATAATAATTGTGTAATTATCACCACTAGCAAAGTTTTTTGTACTTAACAATACGTCACCAGTTGGTGTTGTAGCATTGTTAGGTATTTCATCTCCAGCTGGTCTTAAATCCCAATAACCGTTGCCAGATAAGAATAAAGCAGTTGCGTCTGTAGCTCCGTCCCAAATAATTTCTACACCTGACTTATTATTAGCCGTGTTGATAGAATACCATATCTTTGATATTTTTCTATTACCATCTTCAGTCATAAAAGTGAGTTCTGAAGCGTCAACTTTTTTGACTAAAGTTTCACCTGTACCATCAGAAAAGTTTGTTAATTTAGTGACAAACTTTACACCTGAAGTGTCAGCGATTGTTTGTGTTGTTACTATATCTGCCATTAGTTAAATCCTGCCTCTTTATGAGTTTCTAAAACAATATTATATGATGAAACATTACTATCACTTGAAAGTAAAACATCACCTATTGTATCTTTAATTTTTATTTCTCCTGGTTTTAAACCGTAATTTCCTCTACCACTTATGACTACTTGTTTTGTAGTATCATTTTGATAAAACAAAGTAACATTACCTGTTCCTAAAATTTCATATTGAATATTAGCAATAGAAACTTTAGGTTCACTTGAAGCATTTAATAATTCTGACGTATCTACAATTAATTGTTCAGTTTCATTTCCTACACCTGTTGCTGTAGTAATTGTTTTAAAACTATCATCAACTAATTTAGTTGTAGATATGGTCATAATTAACTTCTTGGTGAGCCAACAGCTGCTACTGATCCAGCAAATGTTATTTCATCTGTTGGATGTTTTTCAATAATTGCTTCATCACCTGCTAAATGAAAATAATTTGTACCTATAGTTACAGTACCACCATTTTCTTTTAGTGTAAGTGTTTGAGCATTAGCAGTTGCCACACATCTAACAAATACAGCACCGCCTAAATCGTTATCTGTTACGTTAGTTGTGGCAGAACCTTTTATTATAAACGTTGCCATTTATTTAACTCCTAATTGTTCGTTTGTTTCTTTTTCAATGTATTGATATAATTCTTTTTTGTTTATGTTATGAAATTCAGCAACTTTATCAACAGCATTTTCTACATTTAATATT